CTGCTAAAAAACCGCGCGCTAAAAAATCTTCTTCTTCTTCTAAATCTAAAAAAACTGAAGTAGCTGCTCCAGCACCAGTTGAAGTTGCTACTCCAGCACCAGTTGAAGTTGCTGCTCCAGCACCAGCACCAGCACATGTTGATGTAGTTGTTACCGATTTAAATGAGGTTTCAACTCATGATGAATTGGAAACCGATTTTGCTTCAATTACTGACCAATTAGCTCAATTAAAAACTATTCAAAATTCAATTGTTGTTAATTTAAAAAGATTACAAAGAAATATGGCTAAATATTCCAAGGAATTAAATAAAAAGGGTCGCAAAAAAAGGGTTGAAGACCCTAATAAACCTAAAAGAGCTCCAAGTGGATTTGCCAAACCATCATTAATCTCTAATGAATTATGTTCATTTTTGGGAAAACCAAATGGCACACAAATGGCCAGAACAGAGGTTACAAAATATTTAACCCAATATATTAAACAACATAACCTACAGGACCAAGCTAACAGACGAAAAATTGTTCCAGACTCATCTTTACAGCAACTATTAAATGTCCCAAGTGATGCTGAAGTAACTTACTTTAATCTCCAAAAATACATGAAAGTTCATTTTCCTAAACAAGAAGCTACTCCAGAAGTTATCGCCTAATTAAACATTTTCAAAAAATAAAAAAAAAATAAAAATAAAATAAAAATAAAATAAAAATAAAAATAATAATAATTTATTGACCTGTTAGTGTAGATGGTTATCACGTTTGCTTTACACGCAAAAGGTCATTGGTTCGAGTCCAATATAGGTCAATTATTATTTTTTTATTTTACAGTTTTTAATACTAAGTATTAGAATTATATTTTAGTAACATGGTATCAATATTATTTAATATAGTGTTTCTTTGTGCCAATTTTAGTCTTAAATTTTTTATTATTATATCTTTTTCGCTAATTATTGTATCTTTGTCTTTATTTTCTTTATTAGCATTACTTAATTGTATTTTAATTTTATTAAATTGGTCTAAATCTATAGTATATTGTGTTAGTTTCTGTTCTAATTCTTTAATTTTTTCTTTGTAATCTTGTATTTCTAATTCTATATTACTAGATACTTCATTGTATCTTTTCCAATAAAGTTCTAAAATATTATTCCATATTTTATGAGCGAGTCCATTTTCTGGATTAAACGAATTATTATTGGAAAAATCACTTATTTCGCTATTATAAAACTCATAGTCTTGAAAATCATCTGACGGAAATTTACATTGTGTCTTGAATTCTTCTAATTTCATTAGTGAAAATAGTAATTTATCAATAGAACTCATATTATCAGAATATGTGTAAATATAATATTAAATACATTAACTCAATTTTATTAATATATTAAAACTATTACACCTATACATTATTACACCTATACATTATTATAGGTATAATCAAGTATCTATTATGACAAAGTATCAGTTGTTATAGTTTAATATAGATAATTTAATATATATAGTTTAATATAGATAATTTATTATTTGTTTTATTTTAGTGTTTTAATATAATCTATAATATTATTTTTATATATCATTTTAATACCATCATAGCTATAGTTGTTAGTATTAATGTCATTTTCATTTAAAAATTTTATTATTTTTGGGTCAGTATTTTCGGTAATTATTATAGTTTTTTCACAAAATTTTTTATAATCATATGTTATATTTTTTTCATTATAAACTTTAAAATATTTATAACCAAGTTTGTTATGTCTATCTTCTGTTACATACCATATTAAAAATACAATTTTTGTAGCTATTTCTTTTGGATATTTTTCAATAACATTTAGTATATTACCATCTTCCATATAATGATATTGAGAGCATTTATCACAATAGTTAACTTTAGGATTACTGCGATTATAATAATTTACTATATAATTATGAAATGGATATTTTCTACCAACATCATTTAGGCGGATACATTTATATATATAGTTCCATAACTCTGGGGGTAATCTATATTTTTCAGTTATATCCATTCTATTACTACATATAAATAACGCAATTATAGAAGACCGAATCCATGTTGGATATTGTAGTTGTTTATAATTATTTGATAATAACATTTTATTTTTCCATTGTCCATTATTGCTATCATCTTTTTTATTTATATGACATTTATTGCAACATTGTATGACAATGCTATCATTTAATAAATTTATATTAGACCTACAAATAAAGCAAATAGTATGTTTCATTTTACATACCAAACAAAAGAATTTTTGTGTAGTTTTATCATTTGGATAATCCCATAAAGACATTATATTAGTAACTAAACTATTATCAGAATGATATAATAATAATAATCATTAATGATAAAACTCAATTTTATTAAAATCCTAGTGAAATCCTAGTGAAATCCTAGTGAAATCCTAGTGAAATCCTAGTGAAATCCTAGTGAAATCCTAGTAAGCTAAAAATATTTAAATATATTATTAGCATTAATAAGACTTTTTATTACTTAAACTATAATATACAATATAATATAATAACTTAAATTTTAATTGATATTTACACTATTAACATTTACTCATGACTTTTAATAGAATATGTGCGATAATATATAATATGTTAGATTATTTATCTAATATTAGATTTTTGTTTTATAATTTTAATGAAATAAAAGTAGATTTAGTTGAATATAATAATTATAATTTGGCGATGAATGACCATTTATTAAATCCAGTTAAATATTTTATTTGGAGAAAAGTGGCATTAGCTAGTATATTTCCATTTATAATAACAGATATTGTATTAAATATGTTGAGCTACTATCAAATAAAAACTCATATAAATTTTGTCAATACAAGTAATATTTTTGGAAATTTACAATATACGTTAAATGATTATACAGAAACATTTTCACTAATACAAACATATTATATAGCAACGACTATATTTATATGTGTTAAATTAATACTACTATTAATTGGATTATATAATAAAAATAACTGGACAAATAGCCAACCATATATCTTTGGAATGTTGGCGATGAATACCCTATTAATTTATTTGATATTTAGTAATCCTTTAATGAATTATTTAAAAATTTTAAATAAAAATATTAATACTACTAATAACACTGATATATCATATACAAAACATCCGATGTTCCATATAAATAATAATGAATCATATTCATTTATGTATTTATTTTTAAATTTTTTAAAAGAACTATTACCATTAACTATTCCATTATTTTTGGGGTTAATATGGGCTAGTAGAAATTTAAAGACACTATTTCCAAATGATTTAATAATAGGACATTTATATAAATATGGTGTTTATTTATTTATAATTACTAGTGGTACAATATTATTAATATTAAATCAAATATTCTACAACTATTTAATAAGTATATCAATAATTTTTTTTAATATAGCATTAATAATTGGATTGTATATGTATGGAAAAATATTTCAAATATATCATGACGATAGTGTTGATAATATAAATGAACTTATCCAGTATAATTTTAATGTTGAGTTTATTAAAAATGTTGCTTTAATGTTAATATGTATATGTAATTTAATATACGCACTAGAATTTAATTTAAATATAGTAAATGGTATTTATCAGTTCCATAGTTTAGATATGTGGCAACTAGCAATTCGCTATATTTATAACATATTATTCTATAGAGTAATATTTTGCGATTTATTATTTGAATTTATGATAAATCATGAAAAATATAAAAAATTATTAACAAATGAAATAAAAGATTATAGTGATAAAATGAATACTATAAATGATTCATTATATATGCATAGTGTAAATCTAAATAATAACTATTACAATACATTTTAACTTTTTCTACATTCAATAAACATAAACTTTTTTTCTATATTATCTATATTTTCTATTATAGTAAAGTTATTTTCTTCTAACAAATTTGTCAATCTGTTTATAGGAATTCCTTGTTCGTCCAAATCATTATTCCACCTTTTATATGGTTCTGCTATAAGAAATGTACCACCAGTATCTAGAATTTTATACACTTCACTAATATAATCTTTACAATTACTTCCCCACATTGCTAATGATAAGATAGCAATATCAACTGAATAATCGTCTAATTCTGTGTTTTTTATGTCTCTTGACACAACGAATCCATTTACCGAATGATGGTCAAAATTATGAAATTCAAATCTAGCATTATCTTTGAAATGTTGATTAATCTCGGCAAATCCACACCCTAAATCCGCAACAACCTTTTGTTTTTTACCTGGTAATTCTTCTAAGTATTTAATCATTTTATTTCTTGGGATTTCTTCTTCCAAAAATGATTCTTCGTTTACCTTTGAAATCGTATGATACTCTTTCCACTTTTCTGGATGTTCTTTGAATTCTGTATTCAGATTTTGTGAAGTCATCGTTTTGTATTTTTGATGTAGTATAGACATTTCACTTTGAGCTCGCTGTTGTCGTTCTGCTTTAATTTCTTTGTCTGTTTTTTTAGGTTTTATTTCAGGTTTGGACATGTCTTTTTTTGTTATTTGTTTCTTTGTTTTAATATATTTAGAATAGTCTGATACAAATTGTGTCCATTTATTATATATTTCGGTATTTTTCATAATATACGTTTTCTTCTGGTAATTCTTTTTTTGATTTGATAACCATTGACCTAGTTGTTTTTCATCTGGATTTGTTGAATTTTTAAGTGGTGTTTTAGCATTAGTATCAATAAATGCTTTCAATTCAGTTAGCTTCGTGTTCCACAATTCATCATTATCAATAAAATAGTTGGAATAGTCTGCTACAAATTGTGTCCATTTATTATAGATTTCGGTATTTTTCATAATCTGAATTTTCTTCTGGTAATTCTTTTTTTGAGTTGATAACCATTGACCTAGTTGTTTTTCATCTGAATTTGTTGATTTTATAAGTGGTGTTTTATCATTAGTATCAATAAATGTTTTCAATTCAGTTAGCTTCGTGTTCCAAAATTCATCTGGACTACCAATATATTTAGAATAGTCTGCTACAAATTGTGTCCATTTATTATAGATTTCGGTATTTTTCATAATATACGTTTTCTTCTGGTAATTAGTTTTTTGAGTTGATAACCATTGACCTAGTTGTTTTTCATCTGAATTTGTTGATTGTTGAAGTGGTGTTTTATCATTAGTATCAATAAATGTTTTCAATTCAGTTAGCTTCGTGTTCCAAAATTCATCTGGACTACCAATATATTTAGAATAGTCTGCTACAAATTGTGTCCATTTATTATATATTTCGGTATTTTTCATAATATACGTTTTCTTCTGGTAATTCTTTTTTTGATTTGATAACCAACTACCTAGTTGTTTTTCATCTGAATTTGTTGATTTTATAAGTGGCGTTTTAGCATTTGTATCAATAAATGCTTTCAATTCAGTTAGCTTCGTGTTCCACAATTCATCATTATCAATAAAATATTTAGAATAGTCTGCTACAAATTGTGTCCATTTATTATAGATTTCGGTATTTTTCATAATATACGTTTTCTTCTGGTAATTAGTTTTTTGATGTGATAACCATTTACCTAGTTGTTTTTCATCTGAATTTGTTGATTGTTGAAGTGGCGTTTTAGCATTAGTATCAATAAATGCTTTCAATTCAGTTAGCTTCGTGTTCCACAGTTCATCATTATCAATAAAATAGTTAGAATAGTCTGCTACAAATTGTGTCCATTTATTATAGATTTCGGTATTTTTCATAATATACGTTTTCTTCTGGTAATTAGTTTTTTGATTTGATAACCAACTACCTAGTTGTTTTTCATCTGAATTTGTTGATTTTTCTTTTGGTGTTTTAGCATTTGTCTCAATAAATGCTTTCAATTCAGTTAGCTTCGTGTTCCATCTCTTATCGTTCCAATTAATATCCACATCCAGGATACCTTGTGAAAAAGTTTTATTCAAATCAATACTACCTTCGGTGATTTTCCACAACACTTCCAAATCTGGATGCTGATGAACGTCAAATAGTTTTGGTCGTTTAGTTGGATTCGTAGTAGTTCTTCTTTTGATTCTATGTTTATTATCTTTTTTTGTGATAGGAGAATATGTATTATCATCTTCGCAATAAAATAGTCGCAACGGTTCTTCATCGCTAGCTTCTTCATTAACATACTTCACGGGTTCATCATGATTTTGTGTGTGAATTTCAATAGTTTTATCACATAAATCAGCAATTTCTAATAAAATATCGCTTTCATTTGAACCTTCAAACGATTCTGTATCTAAATTTATATTTTCTTTATCACATACATATTTTAAATTATCTAGCAAATTTCCTTTAGATTCTTCAACAATTAGTCCTTGTTTTGCCAAATTATCTTTGACTTCTTTTGGAGCATACATATTTGGATATTTCAAACACATTTCGTATAAATCTGGATCATATTGATATTTAAATGCACTAATCACATTTAGAGCAGTATTAAAATTACCACATTCAGACAATTCTTCTCGAATCATTTGGTCTTTCCGTTCAGGTGTATCCATTTCAGAATATTTTGTAATATCTACTTCACATGGAATAAGAATAATTGCTGGTGGCATATTTGGTTCTGGAATTCTCACCAATCTACCAATCCGTTGAGATTCTTTCACAATGCTTTTACTAGAATTGATAGGAACACCCATATTAGCCCATTTAGTATCAATCCCTTCATTCAAAGTTTGACATGAGGATAGAATATAAATCCGTCCATCCACTTTTTTATCAAATCTATCTAAAATTTCCTGACGATTTAATTTAGTATCAGCATATACTCCTTTCAAAATGACATTTTCAACAGAATACAACTCTTTTGTATGGGGAAACTCTTCGTTTTGGATTCTCGTAAAGAGTTTCTTAACCAATTTCTGATTTTTTGGAGAAGCAAACTCTTTCACATAAGAAATACTTTCACTAAGGTTATCATTTTCATTTACAAAAGAGTGATATGTTAGAATATTCCAATAGTTATATTTACCAGATAGACATGCTCTAATAATAGTTTCAAATACTGGTTGATACTTATCTTTATATTCTGGTTTTTGAGTATACAGACTAATCTGTGTTTCGAAGGGTTTACATACACCATCTTGTACTGCTTGATAATATAGATATTCATATGCTAATTCACCACAATCACTATTTTCTGGGTCATCTCTATCATACATAGTAATTCCATTCTTATTAACTGGGGTTGCTGTATAAAATCGTGTTTTATCTACAATAGAATCCAATTTAGCATTATTAAAAACAATGTCTTGGATTTTATCACCAACGATATGGTGGGCTTCATCGAAAATCATATTATTAATATTAATATTTTTATTAATACAAATATTAATAAATTTTTCAAAAGATTGGTATGTTACTAATATAATTTTATTATCAGTTTTGTTCAAGAATGTGTTAAGAATTTTTTCATTTGTAGTATAGATAATTTTATCCGTTTTAATTTTTAATTTACGTTCATCATCTGAACAAAATGCCAAACATTTATATTTTTCAAATTCAGTAGCAAATGGTTCTTCTCTAGAAAGGAAATAATCATTACAATATTGATTAATTAATCCTAGAGAAGGAAATACAATTACATTTAAATTTTTATTATTTATGAATAATTCAATAGTGAATGTCCGTGTTTTACCAGTTCCACACCACATATTTATTAGACATTTTTTATACTTATTTTGTTCTTCTATTGCTTTTTTTTGATGTTCGTACAAACAATATACCCATGATACTAATGATATATCTTTCATAGTATTTTTATTTATTGTAATAATAAAAATACTTTATTCAATTTTAAATAAATAAATTATTTTTATTTTTTTATAACTATCAATATATTAAAATATTAAATAATATATAAACATTAAGTAAATTTATAATACATAATATAAAACTATTATTAATAACTAATATTTACAATGCATGAAAATATAAATTATAATTCATTTACGAATGTTTCAAGTTATTTTAAAAAAATAGATTACAACTACTATTGGAAATTTTTACTTTTAATAGGTACGTTTTATATACTACCATCAGTCCAATTTGTTATATTTCAGTATAAAGATTATAATTCTACACAAATCTGCTATTATAATAACAAGTGTAAAAAGGATTTTTATTTTATACCAGCTTTTAACAATGTTATATCTAATTCATTATATATATTATTTGGACTAATATATATAATCATTGTAAAAAAAAATAAAATAAATAATGATGACCCAATATC